CTCGTACAGAGCATTGATGAAAGAAAAAGACCCCCCCCCGGTACGCATTCATTTATGCACTCTTATACATGATTGCATACAATCATCACATACAATCATTAATGCGTACTTAGTACATCCACATATACATAAGCATATATATGAGGCAGCAACAGTCATACCCTTACCCATACATACACTACACTTATGACCCTTGTACTTACCACTCCCCCTACATACATGACACCTATCATAGTGTCCATATATAAGAGGCTTGTTACTATCCATATCTACTAATGCGAGGCTTGGAAGGAATTATGTGATTACCCTTCCTACTGTTACATACCCTATGTGCAGCACGCAAGTTATACATATCATGGCTTCCACCCTTAGAGCGTGGAATGATATGGTCTGCGGTATCTGCTCCATCTAGGCCACAGATATGGCACATATAATTGTCCCTTATAAGCGTGGCTTGTGATATACGACGCCACCTTGGAGGGAATTTACCAGAGACTGTTTTCTGCATGGTAGTCGCTAATCCTGATATTAGTATGGTCTGCATATACCTTAGTACAATGCAGACCTACTACCTGTGCGTCATCGTTATATGCTACGCCTGTTAATGCGTCTAGTACAGCACGCGCCAATTTATCAATGTCTGGCATGACTGCTGGTATAGCGTCTCTGTACTTATCTTTGGGTACATACTTACCAGCACGCAATTGCATATGCTGCTTGGGTCTAGTCATACCGAAATCAATTGTCAGTACAATTGGTGCGTATGACTTTTCTACGCCAGCCCTACGCGCTTCCTCCCGTATGGATGCGCGCCATAGTGCGAGTGCGCTACCCTGTACATGGTGTACATGGGAAACGCCAGTTACTCTGTTGTAACTGGCAGTCATACTCCCTTGCGGTACTGGCCGCATTTCAACCTTGAATGTATACACAGTCTCCCCTAAACTAGTAACGGGAGGGGTAGACGCGCATTGGTTCTGGCAATGCTGCTCCCCCTCCCGCTATTCAATTACTTGCGCTTGGTTGCCACTGGTGCGATGGGAATAACATTGTCAATGCGCGAGTAGCCAGCGTCGTTGATGATAACGACAATCTGGCATGGCGTATCGTAGAACGCCTCAAAGTCAATGTCCTGCCCAACTTCCACGCTACCGCCAAGTCCTGCCAGCCACTTTGCTGCCTTCGTCTTGGGGGTGATGCGCGGAGACGTGGTAGCGGTAATCTCCACGTCAAGGTCGCCATTGCGTGCGGTAAACGTCCACATCCAAAACGTACCGTTGTCGTTGCTCTGTTCCTCAATCTTGGAGAACACAGCAGGGTAAATGCCAGCGGGAAGGACGGGTACAACGTCCTGCACTGTAACGTTGAATGGCATTATAAATCTCTCTTATGCTTCAATGCGTGCGATGATGCTTGTCTGTTGAATTGTCATGGGTCGCACTCCCTCCATGACATTTTCCTGCCAGAATTTGTCTACTGCTTTTAGTAGTGCTTCCTCCTTATCCATATCTCTAATGACTGTAACCAAATGGAATTGGCTACCTACTAGAGCAGCAATAACGACAGCATCCCTATTGGTAACTGCCATCTGTGCGCGTGCTTGCCATTCAATGTATGGTTGCAGCGTCTCGTCTGTCCAAACGTACAGTTTGCTGCTCAATTTCACTTCGAGCAGCATCCTGCTACTTAGGATGTAATAGTCTGGCGTAGCGCACAGGCTGTATTTGCTGTGTTCAATGGTGCGAGTATTAGCACGCAGTTTAAGTCCCATCTTCTGTGCTGCGTACTTTGCAATGGATGGTTCAAAGAACATACCAAGGCGCATAGCCTCTGTCTGCTCTACTCCGCCCCATGCTGGCGTATTCAATCTGTCGTAGATTGACGTTGGCGTAGTGTATGGATGCTTACCCATTAGCGCGCCACATTCTGATGCTGTGATGTTACGCGCTCGCACTAGGTCATTAGCCTGTGTTAGTGCGGGCATCAGTCCTGTGCTGCTTTCGCAGCGGGAATGTCGCGGTGTCGAATATAACCATTGCTTATAAGCCAACTGCCAGCAACGTCTATTGCGTTTGGTTCCTCGCCACATTCCTTACTGACAGAGAACAATTCGCCAACGCCATTGGTAATTGTGACGCGCTCGCCACAATCGAATTGATGAATGCGCGCCTTCAATTCACGCGACAAACATGCTGTGTACAATTGATGGAATGTCATGCACTGTCTCCTTACTGGTGCGGCTCTACCACTGGTGCGTTATCTTCGTCACCATCGCCGGGTCGCGTGATAGCAATTGGCACAGGCAGATTGTGGATACGCTGCAACGATGCTGACTTAAACACTAGGGGTTGATTGGTGCCCGCTTGGATATACGCTTGGATAACGTCACCATCGTTAAGCACCATCTTGCCAGCAAAGCCCCACGAGAACATGCTATTGTATGCTGCTGCGCCTTGCGCTTGAAATAGCGTTGTGCCATTCTTCCTGACTGACATACGCAGACCAGAGCCTGACGTATAAGACGTGGTACTGACATTCCAATCTACTTGGTAGACACCAGCCAGACCGGGAGGAATGACAAACCGATTACCTGCCACGTCAACGAAACCATCGCTGTCGTACTTGACGTAATCAGCAAGGATGGTAACAGGATTGTATGTACTGCTGGCTGTCTGTCCACCAGCCTCTGTATAGATAAAGCAGCCAATGATACCCTCGCCGGTAACGAGTCCATTGACTGCATCTGTTACTGGTACGCCCCAAGGCTGTGACGCGATAGGCTCGCGTGGTGCTGGCGGGACAAGCAGCGGGGGAATTGGCATCTTACGTCCTGCGGTATAAGTTTGGCTTATACAAGTATAGCAGGGTAGTCCACGTTGGACTACCCTGCTGCTAAACTACAGGACTGCTTGGACGATTGCCGCTACCAGTAGCACAGCGCTACCGACTAGGCCAACAACGGCCAGCGCAGCAATCTTCATCCACTTGCGTAGCACAGGCACGCGCCACGCCAGCGAGGCAATCATCAGAGGCACAGTCTTACTCCTTATTCCTTGCTGCTGCGGCATCGCGCACTTCGCGCGCTTCCATCAGAGCATTAGCCAATTCTGCCCGCTGCTCCTTTGGTGCCACCTTGACACCTAGCGCAGCGTGAGCGCAACCAGCCAGACCCCATGACTCGTGCAGTTTCTCTGCGGCCAGTCCTGCGGCCAGCCTAGTCAGTAGGTCGTTTTCGTCATTCTCCATTGCCGCTTTCGCTTGCGCGATAACGTCTTTGGTATCGTCCAAATGGTTGGACAGGATAACAGATAGCATCATGGCTTCATCCCGGCGAAACCTGACAGACACAATGTCTGCCCATGACTCGCCATCTTCCAAGTCCACGAGCGTAGCAGCGATACCCATGATTACACAGTCTCCTAGTTTGGGGGAAAGTATTGCGCGGGTCGCGCAACCTTGTCTGCCGCGTAGCGACAGAGATAACACTTGGGGTCAAAGGCGTAGTGCTTGGCGTGCAATTCACGCTTGCTAAACACTCGCGGCTTTGGCTTGTCCTGCACAGTCTCTCCTTTGCTGCTTGGTTGATTGGTTGACTCTACGAGTATAGCAGATTGCGAGGCAGAGTGCAAGGGGTACTTTCGTACCCCTTGCTATAAACCTTACTTATGCGAGGTCGTCGTCGTCGTCGTCGTCATCGCTGTCGTCGTCGTCGTCGTCGTCGTCTCCCGCCAACTTGGCGGCATCGCTGGCAGCCTTCGCGTCTGCCTTGTCCTGCGCTCGCTGCGCCTTCTTCGCCTCCTTGGCGTCCACCTTCGCAGCCATGAACATTTCAAGGTACGAGTCAAGGTCATCTGTGATGCCAACAGTAGCAGCACGCAGAGCCTTCACCATCCCAAGAGCGGCATCCCGATTGGGGTCACTCTCAAAGATATTGTGAGCAGCAGTCTCAAAGTTTGAGATAGCGCGCCCAAGAGCCTTGGACTGCGTACCGACGAAGCGCTCAAAGGACGTTCCTGTGCTGCGCGTCCGTGCGGTGTAGTCGTAATCCAGACCCTCAATCTTCTGCACGTTGTCAGGGTCATCGCTGTACGCATCAATCTGCGACTGGCGATATTCCTTCATCAACTGGTACAGACGAGGAACGCTCTTAGTCCACTCGAAGGACTCCACATAAGCCTTGAAAGACTTGTGCAGGACTTCGCCATCATCGTCAACGTGCCACTGCCAAGCCTTGGTATCGTTGATGATGGTTAGGACCGCGACCACTGGCGCGAATTGCTGCGAGGCAATCCCGAAGGTTCGCACCCTGTCGCTAATCTCTCGCTCCACCTTCTGCAACTGCTCCACGTCTCCGGGAGGGGTCACAACGATGGGACGAATGATGATGGCATCCTTTGCCATTATAAAGCCTCCTTATAAGGCTTGGGTGCATCGCACGTCTCTGTGTTCTGCACTGTCTCCGTCAGCATTTGCTGATGTGACTACAATAGCATACCCGCAGAGGGTGTCAATATTCTGCGGGTATGCGAATGGTTAAGCGCGCTTAATCAATCTGGTAGGGGTCGCCGCACTTGTCACGCATGACGTAGACGATGGTTGGCCTATCCTGTCCATCGTCATACGGCTTGCTTGTGTTCACCAGCAGCGCCATGCTGTCAGTCCCAACAGCGGGACCGATAAAGATACGCTCTGTGTCGGGATTGAGCGTACCGTACTTAGTCGTGCGCTCTGCGTCCCGGTAGAAACCTGCTTCCTCTGTCAGTCGCAGTCTGCGCGTACTGGTAAGGTTGGACCCGTTGGTATTGATTGCCACGTCACTATCCTCCATGTGCGCGTCTGTGCAAGTCCATGCACATGGACGGCTACCCTCTGTCTCAAAACCGGGATAGTCGTCATCGTCAGGATGCAGCGGACTAACTGGCGTCCAACGCGAGAACATTTCCCGCACCAGTCTGGCTAGTGCTGGTCTGGCAATGTCGCGTATGTTGCGAGGACCGCCAGACTGCGAGGAACGATACCCGCAACGGTCTGCCCATTCCTCTGCTGCTGCCTGTAGTTTACTGGCACTCCACCAGACCCATTTTGGCGGCTTGCACCACGGGTCAGAAACAAGCCACTTGCCTTCGCTGTTTCGCTCTGGTGCAATCGCCATTGTATGTCCGCATGCTGACTTGCAGCAAGGACCGCCAGCGGTAGCGGACCAGACATCAATGTGTACCAAGCGTCCTGCTTCAAGTGCATTCTCTACCGCACTCCACGGCTCGCCATCATGTACGCGCAACGTCTCGCTGTAGTGTTTAAATGCACGCTCTGCGTCATCGCTGCTGGTGCCTCCCTCCGGGTCGCCAGAGTAGGACCGCATCTTAGCGCCAGTGCTGTGCTTCTTACCAAGGGTATCGTAATCCAGACCAGTCGCCAGCGCAGCCATGCGACAGTTTGAATTGGCTTGGCTACTGCCATCCTGCTGCGTGATTGCCTCCGCTCTATAAGTCACGCTTATATCTCCTTAGTGCTGTCGATGTAGGCTCGTGCCCATCTGTACACCTTTGGGTGACTGGTGCGTATCTCCATATTATCGCGCCTAACCAGCGTCCACGCAACGTCTAGCGTAGCGCGCTTATCTGCTGCTGATAGCCTTTTAGGTGCCGTTTTCATCGTCCGCTTGGGTTACCCCTTATAAATTCAAATCGTGCGTAAATGGGGGGTAACTCGTGGGTATTCTCTATAGTCTCCAAGTTACCCCCCCCTCTTAAAAGCCTTCAAGGCACGATATACCTGTGGCTCATTAATTGTACCTTTCTTTGGCAATCGCTCCAATCTCCTATAAGCGTAATTTATATTGGAATACTTCGCGCACATTGCTTTGACTCGCTCGCGCTCAAAAGTATCCTGTGGATACCGCTCCTTCAACTTCTCAAATATCTGTGTATATGTGCAATCTGCCTCTTGGCAAATTCCCCAAATCTTATCTACCAATTGCAGACTTGCGCCAAGCCATTTGCATTCAACAGGATGACCCTCATCATTGAATTCAAATAGCAGTTTAATTGGCTCTTGCTTTTCGTATGCATTACTCTTGCGATACGTCAACGAAACTTCTAGGCCAACAGTCGTATCAACGTTGGCTTCCAAATTCCAAGTAAGCGCAGCAGCAGCGGGCAAATACACAGAGCCATACGGGTCAACCTTCGTACCCTTGGCTTTGGTAACGTGCGCTGTAACTACCGCTGGCAATCCAATGTCTGTTAGTGCTCTGCCAAATGCTACCGCTTCTTCCCGCATTGGGTCTGTAGTTTTGCCAGCCACTCCGGGTACAGACCATGCGTAAGAGTCAACGATTAAAACAGTAGCGCCAGTCTCAAATACAGCGTCTCTAATATCTGGCACCAATTCTTTGATGCTGCCAGTTATATGCTCTGACTCAAAGAAAAAGAAACTGTCATGGAATTTGGATGGTATCAGATTAAACGCGCGAGGATACCATTGGGAATATCGCTTCTCAAAATCGAGCAGCAATACCCTGTGACCTTCCTGCAATAATTGGCTTGCTATCTCCGCACAAACAAATCCCTTACCTGTGCCTTGCTTGGCAAAGATAAGGGTAAAGCCTTCTGATGCAACTATTCCATTTCCAATTAGCGCAGGGTCTGACGGCTCTGGTGCTTCTGCGAGTGATACCCATTTCTTAGGTGGCGGGACCAATCGCACAACGTCAGGCACAATGTCTCATACCCTCCCGCACTGTCTCTGTATAAATTCAACTTATAAAAAGGGAGGCCACCGGGCGGAGACTGTGCGATCGACACCCGGCGGCATCCCTATAATATCACACAATTACTTTAAGTGTCAATCTCAATTTAGGTCGTCTGTCAGCAGTAGAATTCTCATGCGGCCACCATTCTGTTGTGTATTTCGTATTATCCTCGCCAGCAGAGAATACGCCAATTCCATATTGCTTACTGCCATTAAACCAAGCGCGGCAAATCTCTGTCATTGCAAGCAATTGACCTTGGTTTTCTGTGCGCGTTACGCTACGAGAAACAGAGCCTGTAGACGTACACTTGGGACCGGGATAAATTGTCCCGTTATTGTACTGCTGTCCTGACGCGCCACCTTCCGGCCATGACTCTGTAACGCGCTTAATTACAACCTTGGGACTGCTACCAAATCCAACCTGTACTTGTGTAGTGACGTTCATTACCAATTCGCACTTCTGTACTTCAACAACGTTATTCCAAGGAATGTCGTCAAAGTCTAGGAACGTGCGATAGCGCCAGCCTTGCCATGCGCCAATTGGCAATTCTGTATCCTTACCAGCGCCATAGTAATTACCGCCAGAGGAACGCGCTACTGCTGTGCTTTTATTGCAGTTATAATCCCGGCTTACAATCTGTGTCTGTGTACCGGGAGGAATAACAATTGGTGGCTCTGGTGGCAATGTTTCTGACTCGTCCCATTCACTCGCAGGAATATAGGACGAAACTGTAACTGTCCACCCTGTGCCAGTATCTGCAATTATCTTACCGCCAAGCACGCGAGTAGCAACGTCAATAGTAGGCGATACGCTATCTGCTCTGACATGCATTATGTCAATCATTCCCAAATCGAGAATGTCATATAGGTTCTCTACCGTCTGCGGGTACATTGTACCGGGCAGATATTGTAGCGCAGCGCCAGACCTATCAGCCAATACGCTATCTGCCCATTTCTGTGCTTCTGGTACTGGCGACTGACGACGCAAGATAATGTCACCATAAATTGCAGACTTAGTTTCGTCGAATGCAATTACTGGCGACTCTGGCGCAGTCTCATCATATGCAACGATGCGAGTAAATACGTTGGCTAGACCAGACTCCACATCAATATTTTCAATCGGTATACCATCTGCGCCACCCACTGCAAACCCATTGTCTTTGGGATTGCCAAATGAACGGAAACGCAGAATTGCCAGCCTGTCCATCCAAATTGCGTACAATGCATCGTAGGCAGCATTCATAATATGCGACCATACAGACGCTTCATTCTCTACCATTGGTCCAACTGGCGGGTCATAACTTCCAATTATACCAATGCCATAATCGTATAGTGTCTTAATGGTATCCACTGACAGCGTATAGTTATGTAGCATTGGACTGTCAATCCATCCGTCAAATGGATTAAGAGTAGACCCGCCTTCATATGTACCAATTGACGTGCGAGCAAGAGACGTAGCAAATGTATTGGTTAGACCGCGTACCGCTGTGCAATCAATTCCGTCTACATAAATGATGTATCCGTCATCACCATGTGTCACAGCAATATGATGCGATACGCCAAGCGTCAACGGTACTGTACCCTGTGCAGTAACTGTAGCGCTACCACCCTTGCCAGTACCAATTACGCCAGACGGTAGAATTGCAATCCAAGGTCTGTTGTTGCCACGCGCTAGAATAGCAGCAGGACTAGCGGGCAATGCATCAATTCGCACCCATGCTGATGCAGACCAATTGACTCCAGCCAATGATGCTTCATTGCTATCTGACTGCATATGCCCGCCACCAGATACGCGCATACTGTTGTCAGACCCAAGCGTCAGACCCGGCTCATTCAATGTTACATTACCAGTATAAGTCCCGCTTATACCGCTAGAGCCTTCATTAATTGCTGGCGTCGTTATCAATTTCTCATTGAAACGCCAATAGGAAATTGGGTTAGTTTCCTGCGCTACTGCGTGGAAATCCTCGCCACCTTCAACGGAAATCAGATTAGTTAGACCAGCCTTCTCCAACAAATACCTAGCACGCGCTCGCAGCGTCTTTGGCATCTTTACGTCTAAATGCTGGTCTGGTGGCAATTTCGCACCAGCCATTAGCGAAATTCCATCTGTGCCAGTCAGTGCGCCAGTCAAATCCTTAAGATTGAATTTCACGCTGTCAATTAGTCCTGTGCGCACAACGCGCACTGCCAGCGTTACCGGGTCAATATGCGTAATACGAATTGGCCTACCGGGTCGCAATGATGCGAGATATGGTGACGCACCATTAGACGGGTCTAGTTTCCGCTCCGGGTCATATGTAGTAATCGTCCAACTACCAGCAGCGGGCACAGTCAATACGCCAGAGGGGTCATCTGCACCCCAAGCCATTTCAACGTTGACTGACTCTGGCGTAACGTCTCGCCAGCCCAAGCCAGCCCATACATCTTCGTCCCAAAGCGCTTCATCCCATTTGGCAGCGCCAGAGTCAGGACCGAAAATCTCTACATGACAAGTGCCTACCGCTGGCAGTGGCGGTAGCGCTAGCACTTCTGTCATTAACTGCGACCCGGCGAAAAGATTGCGCCAGCACCATTACGTCTATTGTAATTGCGAATTGCGCTGGCAATCTTCGCTTCAATGATTGCAGGGTCGCCATTGATATTGATTGTCATATTCAATGGTGCAGCAATCGTGCTACCGCCAGCGCCACCAGCCTTGGATGATGCTCCGCTAGTGTAAGTACGCTGCTGTAGAAATCCTCTGCCATCGCTGCGACCAATTAGACCTTCGCCATTTAGCAAATTAAAGTCAGGCATAATGTCGTCTAGTTTGTCTCTGACTTCCTGCAATTTCGCCAGCAAATCGCTAACGAATGTCAGTACCCTAGTAGCGAAGGTTATAACTTGGCTTAGAGCGTATGCCACCCTGCTTAGAAATTCCGCAAACAATTTAATCAATGGATTAAGCGCTGGCATAATCACATCAAGCAATTCGCGCACTGCATCCATGAACGGCCCTAGCGCATCCATGACTGGTTGCATGATATCTCGAATTGCACCAAATGCTTCATACAATTTGGTGCCAATTGCTTCGCCAGCCTCTGACATTGCAATGCGTGCGCGCTCTGCCTGACCCTCTGCACTTGATGCCCAAATATCGCCTTGCATCGTATTATTGAGCATTGCGGTATTTAGGGTGTCCATCGCAGTAGCGCCAGACTCTAGACCCTTCATCATGCGCTTCAATGGTGCATCCTGCCCATTGATTGCAAGTGCTGCTGCGTCTGCTGCTGTACCCAAGTCCACTTGCGCGCCACGCGCAATGTCCATCACTCCGGGCAATGTCGCAATTGCTGCGTCCAAATCTCCCGTTGCTGTTGTAAGGTGGACTAATGCGCCTTGTACTTCTGTATCAGTAAATGCCAACTTAGCGCCAGCAGCAATTGCAGCATCAGTCTTGGCTACCCAATCTCCCGTTGCCTGTCCCAATTGCTCCATTGACTGCGCGAATTGTTCATTTGACTTGGCAGCGTCTGCGCCATCTTTTGCTAGGTCAACAGTAACTTTTGCGGCTCTTACGCCTACGTCTGCCAGTTTACCCAACTTGGTTGTTGGGTTTGCAAGGTTAGCAGCGAAACCATCAATCTTACCAGATACGCCAGATAGCGCAGCGTCTAGGTTACTGGTATCGCCTTTGACATTGACAATCAGACTTGGGTTAGCCACGCGCTCGCCTCCGCTTAGGTGGCATGACTGCCGCAACTTCTGCCATGCTCAAATTACGCGCTACGTCTGGCGTCACTCCTGCCAGCCTGACTACACCCATAACAGCACGCGCCTTCTGCGCCTCTGCTTCTGTTTCCTCTGCTGTCATTGGCTCGCCAATTACGTCTAGGTCGTATGTAAGCATTTCATCCCAAGTAATTCCCGGCTCAATTCTTCGAGCAATTACCCAAGCAAATGCATACATCAATTTGGCTTTACTAGTATTGTCAGCGCCAGCAAGCGTCTGGTGGAATTTATTGGTATCAATGCCAGAGACACGCGCAATGTCGATTGCGTCAATTAGTGAAATCTTGGAAGCGTCCACCATTGCAAGGTTTAGTGACACCTTGCGAATTGGAGGAATTTCACTAAGTGTCAAATCCTGCTTGGCTTGCTGCACTATCAATCTCCGTATTAAAGGCATTTATAATGGCTTCGCTATTGCTTTCCCAAGCATGCAGGATTGCATTAGTAGGGTCAATATAAACGCCACCAAATTCCTGCACAACAGCATATGGTACGGTATTAATGAATTCGCTTGTGCCCGCTTGCCATCCTGCTTGCAGCGCACCAAATTGCCTACGAGTATTTGCCCGTACAGCAGGAAGCAGAGCGTTTACCGCTCCGCTTTCCGCTGCTGCTTTATTGAATGTGCGGACTTTTTCTAAGGCGCGTTTTACTTCTTCTTCGCCTAGTAATTCAAGTCCGCTAGTATCTGTCAAGGTGCTGGCGTGCCAATGTTCAAAACAGGCTCTGCGGTAAATGGCAGCGTGACTTCAAACTCTGCGAATTCTTCAACAGCGCCACCATATTGCACAGGAACAAGAGTCACAGTGCCTTCAACTGCTGGCGTATCATCGCTGGCAATTGCTTCCTGTCCATGTGCGTTAATGACAACAGTGCCAACCTTACCTTTGTTTTCCCAAAGGAAACGCGCCAGACCAGTAGCGGAATAATCCTGTGCGCCAGTCATTACGAGCGCATATGTTTCCTTACCAACATTGGATGCAACTTCACCATCCAACGTAGGGTAATCTACAACGTCTCCCGCAGTAACTTCCACATGCACGTCTTGCAAGTTACCTTGGAATGAAATTGGCGTGCCCGCGTCAACTGCAATTGTCACAAGTGCGGACTTAATGAACAGCAGCGTTGCCATTAGACGTACTCCCTTGTCTCTGTGACTCCACGACTGGCAGAGTACAGGACTCCACCCATTTGGACGTTTACTGGTCTATCCCAATTAATACGGGACCAATTACGCATGTTCTCTGTCGCGCTACTAATTGATTGTACTAGCGCTTCCAATTCATCATAAGTAGCGCCAGAGTCAACGCGACCAGCGACAGCCCAAATTTCCCAACGCTGCGTTCTTTTCCCGTCTGCCAGTGCTGACGGTCCAACCCAAGGATTAGCAGGAAATATACGGGCACAAGGCGCGGTAAACGCTCCGCTGCCATAATATGCCTTTATATCTGCTGCCTCAATTGCAGCGAGCAATTCCCCACGAGCGCTTGCAAGAGTCATCCAATACCCGGTCCATTGCTGTACCTATCAATCATAGGTGCAATACCAGCAAGATAATCCTTAGCGACTCTAATTGCTGCGCCTTCCATATCTGCGTAGCCAGTAATTCCAAACGTGGCTTCGCGTCTCTTATAACATTCTGCGCCAGCAATCAACGCAGCAACGTTCAATTCTTCATTAGCAATGTTAATGTCATCAATTACCGCGCCATTTAGTCGCGTGGTAATTCCTGCCAACACTGCACTGGCGCAAGCATCTGCCCACGCTGTCTCATCTGCTGACGGTACTTTAACGCCAACAAATGAAATGATATTTGCGCCAGTCAGTGTTAGAGGCATCGTCTAGGAATTATCAGGAAGGGTAACGTTGACCTTCTGGTTCTCCGGGTCGTTAGACGGGTCATCAGGGTGCCTTGGCGTAGCCATACCCTCTGGCACGTCTGGCGGGTCAACTGGTGGCCTTGGGTCGTACCCAAGGTCTGCCTTGGTAAGCGTCTGCTTGCCAACGTCACTTGACGTTGGAGTCTCTGACTCCGCAGTCTCGCTCACTTCCTCCGCAACAGCCAATTCCTGCTGCTCGTTGTCATCATCCTTGTGTCGCGCCATTTCGATTAATTCCCTTTCCTGCGTCCCTATAAATTTGGTTTATATTAGACGTTGGTAAAGGTGTACCGGCGGACTCCCTTTGGCTCAAGGACTGCAAAGCCGAAATACTGCCAGATTGCAAAGACGATGGACTGCGGACCCTCGCGCTCAATAAGGCGAATATCCAGCACAGCGGACTTCCACTGGCGAGCGTCATTGCGTCGTGCAACCACTTCGTTAGTGTCTGCAAGCAATGCCCATGCTGGCGTGACAGGAACGCCACCAATCACAGCGCTTTGGAAACCTGCCGCACCCTGCTGGCCTAGCGCATTCTGTGGATTGACATACGACAGCAGCGCACGTCCTGACGCATCAGTAGCGCCAACCAGATTGCCCCAATCGGTAGCATTCACAAAGACTGCTTCTGCTGGCAGCATGCGGGCACCAGCGCCACCAGCGGCAGAGCCAGCGTAGTACGCCCCAAGGATACTAGCAATACCATTGTGCAAATCAGCACCAGCGCCAGCAGTGCCAGCAGTGTCAGGAATTGCGCCTGACGTGGGGAGTGCTTCAAGGACAAGCGCAATCTCTCGCTCCGTATCGCGCATAAGCATTTCCCGCAACTGGTTGCCAATGATAACGTCAGTGCCGGGAGACGCACCATCAACAGCCTGACGCGAGACGATGGACTCTCCACCAATCGTCTTAGGCGTCAGAGCCAGCGGACCCGTTGCAATGTCAACGTTTGCCACTGGCAGGTTTTCTGCGGTCTGCACATCAGTGTCGCCAGTAGCACCAGCGAACGTAGGCAGCGAAATTGGGTTAGGCGCGGTAATCGTTGTCGTTGCGAAGAATGCAGACAGAGGACCGTTGTAGGCCACGTCTGCAACGTAGAGGTCAGGGTAGTAGGTCGTAGGATACGCGCCAGCAAGGTCGCTGCTATCCGTTGCCCGGTCCATCTGTCCTGCAAGGTCTGTCACCAGAGCCTTGTGGCGGTGCAGACGCTGCACAGCCTCGCTGTCCCTACGGAGCATGTCGCCAAAGAAAGAGTGCTGCGTATGCGGTCCATAGACGCTTTCTGCCCGCGTCACAGTAGCAGGACTGCCAGCAGGAACGCGAGGGAGGGAATTGCGCTCTGCATCCCTTCGCTGCGCGTCTGCGGTAGAGTCCGCAATAAGCGCATCAATATTCACAATGCGCTGGTTAAGAGTCTCAATCTCGCCAGTCTCGCCATCGTCAAGACTGCGTGACTCTGCCTCTGCAACCTGACGAATGGTTGCAATCTGCTGCGTAATCGTGCTGCGTCGCTCTGTGAGCGCAGACGTTGCCAGACCGGGCATTCCCCTTGTCCCTTCTGTGGCGCGTGCCACGCTCCTTAGTGCCACTCGCGCCTTGCGATATGCTGGCGCATATGACCCTGCGATTGCCGCCAATCGTGCATCACTATAATGCTCGATTATATCTCCCTTGCGGCGAAACTTACCGGGTACGAATTCTACAGAAACGCCATTGATGCCACTCGCAACTTGATTGCGAGACTGTGCAGCCTCTGGCATTTCCATATAAGTGCCAGCGAAATACAGTCCATCGCTGCGCTCATTTAGTCTATCAATCGTCCCGACGGGAATACCACCATCAACGCCATGCCTATTAAGATAGGCGATACGCTCGCCACTATTAATAGCACCAGCCATAGCAGCAAACGCGCCTTGGACAAATCTTTCCCGTCCATATGACACATCAATTACTTCGCCATATGGGATTGCCATCCCTTCAAATCGGGATGGCGAGCCTTCAATATCACGCACTTGGATATTTCCAAGTGTCGTAGTCCTATGCTGTGGCATCAGCAGTCTCCTTCTCTGGCGCTTCCTCTGTACTGCCAGCAGCGCGATTAGCGAAGGACTCTGCCGCTGCTTCGCTACCCTTAACCTGTGCTTCTTCCAACTTCATAATATCTGGATTGGGTGCCATGCCTTCTTCTGCTCTGACTTCATCAGGCATCATCCAAGGCTTATTACCTGTAGCAATTGCCCATGCGCGGAAACGTGCCTCTTGTCCTGCTCGCGTTAGTCGCGTCATGTCAATTAGCATAAAGCGTTCATCGTCCTGCGGGTCTGGCAGCAAATCAGACACTACATCTTGAATAGGGTCTGTAAATCCTGTCAGTGTAAATCGCTCCAATGACAACGCTTCGTCATTCAAATTAGCATAAGTCTGACTACTGCCAGTAGGTGTAATGTTAAGATACCGTGCGGGCACGCCAAACAAATTTGCAACTTCCACGCTAATTTCTCTCTTTGCCTCCACAGCAAGAGTATTAGCAATGTCTGCACCCCAAGGCTCTGCCTTGGCACCCTTCCCAAGCACAGCGGGGAAATCTGGTCCCTTGGCTCTACGGTCCCGCCAACGTGCGCCAATGTCCTGCGCTTGGGTATCTGTCAATTCCTGCTCTGTTGTAATCTGCGTTGCTGGTGCGCCTCCCGCTTGCCAGAAACGAGATTGGTAATTGTCGCTGGCATGCGCTGTCATCATTGTGTTGCGCGCCATCTGTAGAATTCCAACCAAGTGCGGAGGCACTCCGGGCCAGAATGCACTACGCATAGGCACAATGAATTCGCTGCTAATTTCGCCGGGAATACCACTGATGGTATATTTCGTCGGAGGGAAGATACCGAATGGGTCAATATATCCAGACGGTAGTACAGCCTCGCGTGGCAGCGGAATAAGGCTACCGGGTACGCCTTCGTCGTCAACGCCACCAGTCATATAAAGGTAACTTATATCTGTAAGCGCCATTGATGCGACAACGCGCCAGACCCATTCACGCCTTGACATAATGGCAGCGGGTCTGCGAACAATTCGAGAGACTGGCTTAATCTGCTCTGTGCCAATCCATTCTGTCCATCGCTGTCCTGCAATTCCATTTGCAATTAGCGAGACGCAACGCCTGACTGCGCTAATTCCAGCGGCTTCAACTACCGACAATGGGTATGCGCCAGAGGGAATTGACAGCATAGAGACAAAAGAATTGCCGCTCCACCCTTGGAGGGTAGGAACGGCACTGTCTCTCTTGGTTATTGCCTTGGATGTATTTCGGTGCTTATTGCGCCCCATCTACTCTGTAGTATAAAGCATCCTTATAACCAAGTCAAATGAAAATCTGCACTGGTGCAATTGCGCCAGCAGCAACCATACTGGCTAGTGTCGCAGCAACTGTACCTGTAACTGGATTACCAGCAATTGCCCAACGCCATGCGCCTTCTGTACCTACAAAGCGTCTTTGGCTTCCTGCAATTTGACTGTCCAAATACGGGTCGTCATGCGCCAACCTGCCAGACGTTACCGCTTCTGCAAAATCCGCGCATGCCTGTGCTTGCTTTGGACCCTGTAAGGCTTTGTACGGTAACTGCGCTTCCACAGCGTGACGTTCAAACGCTGGTGCCAGCGCACAGGCAGCAGGGTATACAATCGCGTCTACCTTAATCTTGGCAGCAACCTTGGCAATTTCAACTAGGAAATCTGACGCCTTTAATGGCCTATCAATTCGTGCTTCCAAATGCCTGTGTACTTCAATTCCAATCCTGCCATCGTTGCGCTGTGCTGACACAACGATAGTCCCCTCTGTCCAATTGCTCGTAACGTCCACGCCAATGACATATCCATCTGTCACCATACTTGGGTGCAATGGCTCTGTTACTCTGCACTGTCCCCATGCAGCAATTGAGAATGGTGCGTCTACTCTTTCGTCTGCCCATCTGTTCAATCGCTCACGCACCCAATTGCCTTTGGGTAGAATTCCATGTTCTAGTGCAATTGACTTACGAGACAGCCTACCAGTAGGCAGCGAAGGATTAGCCTTTGACAATTGCTCGTAATCTAATCCAACGTCATCATCGTCTGCCATCCACCATAGACCCATAAACGTTGGGTCATGTCTCTCTGCGCTGGTAGCCTGACGATATAACTGGTTGTAATAAGCACGCAGTACAACGCTGTCTGCAAATCCTGCTGTGCTTGTCATCATCAATATGGAATTAAGGACAGCAGATAGCGAAGGCACCAGTACAGAGTGCATCCCGAAATCGCGCTGTGTTAGCACTTCATCGAATGCAATCAATCCGTTGGTATGCCCGCGTCCACTGTCTGCGCGATTGCTGGCAGTCATCAGTACAATTCCGTTGTACTCAATACCGCCATACATGGTGGCTCTGGCTACGCTTCTGCCATGCTCGCGCCTTGCGCTTACACCACGTCCAAACGTCTTGGCGTATCCAATCAAGTCTCTACGCACTAGGTCGTATGGGATACGCGCTTGGTTAGCGTCATGGGCAGCCATCGTCATATGCTTGTATTGCTCAAACGCTGGTATCTTCCACCCAACGTCTAGCAGCCAGCCTACGATGGCGCGCACGATAACGCTCTTGCCATTCTGCCTACCAACGCTAATCAGTACCTGACGCGCCAGTAGGTTGCCATCTGCGTCGTACTCCATGATGCGCCTAACAGCGTAGGACTGCCATGCGTCAAGGTCTATGCCTAGTCGCTTCTTTGCCCATCGCTCTACCCTGCCTCCGTATGTGCCTACAGCAAGCGCGCTACGCGGCGATGCAAGAGCGGGCAGCACCAATTCCCTCCCCTCCCGTCCCTCCATTATGCGACTCGCTCCGCTCGTCTGTCGGGACTTGAGGGAGGGGGAGGGGGCATGGACGGCCAGCGAGGAACGCCAGCGGCCACGCCAGCAGCGTTATAAGCAGGACTTATACCACGAGGCACTTCGTCTCTACACCCCCTAGGATCGACGCTGTGGCCTTTTATACCCCAAGTAGGGTACTTGTACCACCCCCTACCTTTCCGGGCGTCTCCGTCGTTTCTAGGTGCCTTACACCGCATTCCTGCATGGGACCGCAGGGTATCCCGACGGCCAGCCTCCGCAGGACGCGCAGCCAGCCTCTGCGCTCCCAAAAAATCAGCAGTATACAGATAC